TGTTATTGACCAACGAGGCAATAGCAGACAAATACTAGATGAGTTTGGTAAGGGTGTGCGATGTGGCAATCCTGATCCAGGCAAGATGGGCAGTTTTACTGTACAATAATGACAGAACAATTTATTCGCAGTCAAGTTGAATATTACGGCAGGCACTTGAGAAGTGGCCATCCGCGTGATTGGAACTTGATTCACGGGCTGTATTTAAAATATAAAAGATTACTAAACGAAAAGAGCAAATCATGATAATTTACTTAGATATGGATGATGTAGTAGCAGACTGGATGCAGGCTGCTAGAGATATTGTCAAACGAAATTGGAATTACGGAGAACGTATTCCCGACAGCGATTGGAGCAAAGTCAAAGCCAAAATGCGATTCTATCGCGACTTGCCCATGAAGGCAGGAGCAGAAGACTTGGTCAATTACTGTCGTGACTTGAAAGCACGAGGCGTTGCTGAAGACTTACGTTTCCTCACAGCATTACCGCATGACTATTCTGTGCCGTTTGCTTCCTATGACAAAGTGTTGTGGGCACAAGAACGTTTCCCAGAGTTGCCTGTGTTGTTTGGACCATACAGTCACGACAAGTGGCGTCACTGCCGTCCTGGCGATATTCTTATCGACGACAGAACTTCTAACTGTGTTGAATGGCGCAATGTTGGCGGACACGCACATGAATATAGAAACTGGGCAGACTGTAAAGAATGGTTTGAGGGTATCCTAAGTGCTCAGCCCTAAGATCAGAAAAACAGATAAACGACACAAAGGTTACGAACTGTTTGAATATGTGTGTGACCTTAGGTCCACTACCGCAGTTAGACTATCGGATCGTTATCTTGCTTTTAATGAAATTAGAGACTGGTGTACCTTAACGTGGGGTAACAGTTGTGAACGTGATCATTACATATCAATAGTAGACGCAGGCATGTCGGACAAGCTAAACACTCACTGGTGCTGGCATTCGGATGCTTATGATATGAAACTGTTCTTTGTCACTGACAAAGACGTAACATGGTTTAAATTAAGATGGGCATCGTAGTTAAAAACAATTGGATGTTGTTACCAACTAAGGAAGAAAAGGAACGACGTGACAAATACTTTGAGATAATTCGTGCGTTAAGGCATGAATACATGGAAGTTCACAAAGGAATCTTGGACATAACTGTACGTCCTAGATTAGACTTCTGGGCTAATGAAAAGTATGGATTCCAAATGGAAACAGATGGCCAAGGTAATTATACTGCTGACTATACTGTAACCGATCCAAAGAAGTTTATGTTATTTCAAATTAAGTACTGGCAATGAGTAATAAAGTAGGTAGAATTCGACAAGCTAAACGACGTGGCTGGCGTGTGATAAGCGTCAAAGATGTTAACGGTCCTAACACTTGGAATCAACTGTACGACTGGATCGATAAGAACGCCACAGGGAAATATGCTGAAAGTTTTTATCTACAAGAAATAGCTTTTGAGTTGGAAAAAGATGCTAACTGGTTCATGCTAAGGTGGTTATGAAAAAGAAAAGACAATTAACTAATCGAGACCCTGAAGACGCTTATGTAGATGAGTTAGTCAAAGAGGGCGTGGAACAGATTAGAAGAGAAATAGACGCCGAAGTCCTTAGATCAATGCTAAAGGATATAGGTTGGCATGAAGTAATACTTGAGCCTATGACTATGGAAACAAGTGATTCCATCGATGCTTGGGTTAAACAATGTATTAAAGGACGCAGTCATTGGACACACGGATTAGTTTGGTTGTTCGAAGATGATCGCGATGCTATGTGGTTTAAACTAAGGTGGGCACATGAAAAAATACTTCACGCATGATGAGATTGAAAACTATCTTTGGGAAAATAGAGACGACTTGTATGTTGTCAATCATATTAGAACAAAGGTAAGCCCAGAAGATTACGAAGTGCTTAAAGCATTAGGTAGGAAGTGTAACTCCAGTGCCGCAAGAGCAGGAGCTAGTCACAGACAATGGGATTGGGATTTACGCATGTGGATACTGTGGCGTATGTGGCGCAAACAAGATGGTAAGTGTGCCGTTACAGGAATGCCAATGAGTCCTGCTAAAGGAACATGGAGTATTAAAAATCCGTGGGCCATTAGTATTGACCGCATTGATCACAATGAAGGATATACTATCGGCAACACACGTTTGGTTACGCATTGGTACAACAATGCTAAGAATACGTGGACTGACGAGATATGTACAGAAGCATTTAATCATTGGAGATCTAAAGCCAATGATTGAAGTTGTCATAATGGACAAGCAACCAAATGAAGTTATGGATATAGTTCGCGAACTTAGAGCACAAGGTTTAGTACAAGGACAAGACTTTGACTTTGCTTATAGGCCAGCTACATATGATAACTTTAGTGGAGATGCCGTTCATAATAGATATACTTCATTTAATTTTTATTCGGAAAAGTATGCGACTTTGTTCGCATTAAAGTATAGCAAATGACTGTATTACCTTTTGTAAAACTAGGACATGAATACTCTGTAATAGAAGTAGACGGTAGTACGGAAACATTGAAGAATGTGCGTCAATGGTGTGAAGAAACATTTGGTGAAGAAGGCGACAACTGGTTCTATTTTAGAAAGAAGTTTTACTTCAAACGAAGTCGTGACGCAATATGGTTTGAATTGAGGTGGTAAGAATGGAATACTTTTACAGCGATGGTGGCAACAATCGTCCAAGTTTTGCCTATTCGTTTATACTTAGAGATCTCACCACCGAAATGTGGGAATGGTGCGAGCGTTATCCAGAAACAGGACACTTTCAACGATGGCATGTTATCTATAACTTTGGTCCGTCCACTACTGGAGACAGTAAAGAAACTCCACTTATACAGTTTGAAAGTCGAAAGGCTGCTTACCTCTTTAGTATTGCCTACAGTGAGTATATAATAGAAAACAAAAGCATATATGAAATTAATAGACCATAACGCCATTAACTCACATATCAATAGATGCTATCTGGATTTCGATCCTGAGTGGCCTAACAATGGGCAAGACCGTATGGGTTCGTTCAAATGGTACCTTGAACGCACGGCAGGGTTATTGCTAGACTTTACACCTGTTACTAAAGGCGGCAAGTTTGGATATCAGCTTATACAAGCCGCAGTAACAGACGAAAAGAAGTATATGTTATTTTTATTGAAATATGCTTAAGATAGTTTGGGGACGAAGCATAGGATTTAATTTAAGACTTAACGGCATGGAAAAGTTTGGACAAGGAACATTACCTATAATGGAATACACAATTATCACAGACGGTGCTGACTGCTATCCTTGGCATGAAGTTTATGCTTGGTTCCCTGTTAAAACTATTACAGGCAAACATGTTTGGATGAAAAAAGTATTCAAACGCAAAGTGTGGATAGTATGGGGTACAGGATTCCATATGGAGCCAGAGACACAATATGCTACGGCATTTGATATGTTGAACGATCCTTACGAGAGGTTATCAAAATGAATTACAACGACAAACTAACAGATCCAGCTGACAAATTCTTAAAGCAATATGAAGCAACAGGCCAACTAAGCCGTAATAAGATGTATGCTAAACGGCCCGAGTATCATTATGGCAGAATGAGAGACTACGATTATTATAGCACTACAGCATCTTTTCAAATAGAACGCGAGCCTTATGTAGAAATTAACATTCCACAGCATAGATTCAAACAGTTAGTTGAACGACACGAATGGTATCAGAAGTTAGAAAGCGAAGCTGACTATTATAAAGGCGTTGTCGAACAATACAGAGAAGATGAACGTGTAAGAGATAGATGCCCTGCTGTACAAAAGGCATGGCGCAATTATATTACATTATTGGAATTAGCAAGATGATTAAAGTAAATTTATCTACAATTAAAACTAACGATGCTCGCAAAGCCATTAATTGGTTACTCCAAACATACGGCCCTTGCGGTGATAGATGGACACTTAGTAATGGGCTAGACTATGTTGAGTTTCGCAAAGACAGAGATGCTAGTCTGTTCTTAATACATTGGAGTTGAGATGATATTGAAAACATGCGAAGTTGGTATGTTTCGTTTGCCAGGACTCATTGTCGAAGCAGAAGAAGACGAAACCATCAGCGAAGAAAGATTAAAAGAAATGGAAGATTGGTGTAACAGTGAGTTTGGTACGGGTATGCGTATGACCGAACGCCTGTTCAGCTTCCGTAAAGAAAGCCAACGTGATTGGTTTATATTAAAATGGAGTGGCAATGATTAAAAATATGACAGGTATGGGACACGTAGTAGTGAACAATAGTTCTAGTTCGGGCCCTTATGTTAGCGGTAGTACAGGACAGACAATGGTTGGCATGGTTAGATATCATAACAACGACTTACAAGTGTATGACGGAACCAGTTGGCTTACAATAAGCGGAGGCTATACTACAATCGATTTGTCTGGTACAGCTAATGCCGCAATCAGTTGGGCAATGGCTAAAATGGAAGAGGAACGCAAGTTAGATGAGTTATGCAAAAAATACCCTGGACTCGGGAAGGCTAGAGACAATTATGAAGTATTCAAGAGACTGGTCAAGGCTGAGGAAGATTTATCCGAATCAGTACAATCTAATTGAAGATAAAGTTGTGGAAATTAAAACAGTAATAGTACATTCGTTTAGAATGGGCGATGTTGAAGATCCAGACCTAATAGCCGCACAACCTTTGTACGATTGGCAAACAAGTGAAGAAGGCACTTGGGTTATGGATCACGCAGTTGACCAACCAGAATGGCATAGGCTACAGAATCTTAGTATAATGGGTTGGAACTATGTTATCAAAGCCAAATTGACAGCTAAAGATTATACCTTCTGGGCGCTCAAATGGGGTAGCAACAAACCCCAGACGATGTTATAATCAAATTGTAAATAATCCTATAAGGAGTAAATTATGGACGAAATTAATTTCTTGTGGCTTGCTGTTGGCTTTTTTATTGGATATCTGTATCATACTAGAGTAGCTACCAAAAGGCTTTTGGATGATCCGGACTCCATGATTGAAATGCTTACAAAATATAAAAATGCCAAGCAGAACTTTGAGAAGATAGTATCTAGCGTTACCGACGGCGAAGAACTCAATGTTGAAAGACAACAAGGCAATTTTTATCTTTTTACCAAAGACAGTGACGAGTTCATTAGTCAAGGCTCCACATTGGAAGAAGCTTTGAACAAAGCCAACAAGCGTTTTCCTGGTAGGACATTTAGAGGAATCATTCCTGCCGATAGGGCAAAGGAATGGGGACTAAGCTCAAAGTAATTTAACCGTTTTACTTGACCTAAGTCAAGTAGTACTTTATAATACTGATATATTAGCTAAAAGCTAATTCTTTTAAAGGAAAATAAAAATGAAATACACTTTCTCCAGAGACACGAAAACTTTCAAGTTGTTTAACGCAATGCTTAACGGTGAAGCCGTTACACCATCACAAGCTGAAAAGCGTTTTGGTATTAAGAACATTAGCGCAGAAGTTAGCCGTATCCGTCAAAATGGTTACGCAGTCTACGCAAACAAGCGTACCGCAGGTAACAATGTTGAAGTTACTGAGTACGTTATTGGTAAGCCAAGCCGCAAGTTAGTTGCCGCTGGTTACAAGGCAATGGCACTTGGCCTAGTTGACTAATCGTTAGCTAAAAGCCATAAGCCCCGCAAGGGGCTTTTTTTATGACTTAAATACTCTAGCGAGGTATGTATGAAGATCCTTATAACAGGCCACGAAGGGTTTATCGGCCGCAACATGGTATCGTGGTGTAAACAAGAAGAAGGCTGGCAAGTAGATGGATGGGAGTGGGATCCAAATGATTTACCTGACGTTAGAGAATACGACTGGGTAATCCATTTAGGTGCCATAGCAGATATGACATCTACCGATGTGGATGCTATCTTAAAACAAAACTTAGAATTTAGTCAATGGTTGTTTAATGAATGTAACAAAAACGGTGTACATTTACAGTATGCTAGTTCTAGTTCCGTTTATGGTAATACAAAAGACTTTAGCGAAACAGCTCAATGCCGCCCACAGACTCCGTATGCGTGGAGCAAGTACTTGTTTGACCGTTGGGTATTCCAACAAGATATCCATATTATGGTACAAGGCTTTAGGTACTTTAATGTATACGGCAAGTGGATGCACCTACGCGGTAAACGTGCTAATGCTATACACAAATGGACAGAACAAGCCCGTAAAGAAGGCAAGATAACTGTATGGGAAAACGCAGAGCATATTAAACGTGATTGGACATGGGTAGGAGATGTTTGTAAACTACACATAGATTTTCTTAAAACAGTTAACGGCTCTGGTATATGGAATGTAGGTTCAGGACTGCCACACAGCTTCTTAGACATCGCAGAAGAAATAGCAGAAAAGGAAGGTGCTACATTAGAATTTGTACCAATGCCCGAAGAAGAAAAGCCTCGTTTTAGACAAAAAACCTGTGCTGATTTAGCTAATTTAAAGGCTACAATAGGTAAGCGTCCTTGGTTAAATGTGTTTGAATTCATAAACCAATAAATATAACTATGAAAGTTATTGATATCATAGCCGAAGAAAAGTTTGGCGTTAAACCTAAACGCGAGCCCAGAAAAGGCAGTCGCCCTCCCCGTGGCCACGACCCTGTAACAGAACTAGATCAAAAGAAATCGTGGCAAGATTACGGAATGCCGGAAAAAGGCGAAAAGAAGCC